AATCTCACAGATACAATTACAGCTAACCAAGAAACAATTATTAAATTAGAAGAAAAAGTTACAGTATCAAAAGCAGATATTAATGACCTTAAACAAAGACTGTCCGCAGCTGAAGCTACATGGACAATGGCAGAAAATTTATATAGACAACTAGCAGACACAGTGAGAGATCATACCTATGACCTTAAAGACCTTACGAGATAATTTATTATGGATCGCATTCTTTCTTTGCGTTGCAACTTATGTTCAAGCTAGAAATGAATATTTAAATGACTACAATACCTGTGAAAGAGGTAGTTTTGAACCTTACGCAGAAGTAAGACAAAACGAATATAAGTCTGGGTCTAGTGCAGAATCACAAAATCAAATGTTGGGTTTTAGATTTAGATTTCCTTTAGGTGCAGTGTGTGATGATGAATACATCGCAGAAATGCAGAAAAAAAATAAACTAAAAACTCAACTTGAGCTTATAAAAGAGTGTAAAAGAATACCTAGAATTAGTCCCCCACCCGTAGAATTTGCTGAATTATTTAATATGTGTAATAAATTAGGGGTTGTTAAGCTTATAGATAAAAAACCAGAAGGTAGTCATTGGGACAATTTAAAGATACAATACCTAAAAGATAATCCAGATGTAGTTATCTTTGAAGGAGCAATGCCAAAATGAATTTAAAAGAAGGAACAAAAGTAAGTACAGATCTTAAGACGATTTTAGGGATTGTTGCAGGTGTAGCATTAGGTGTATTAGGTTATACAGAACTCACTGGGAGATTAGTATCGTTGGAGACTTCGCGTGAACTGATGCAAGCTGATTTACTCAAGGCTTCAGATCAAAAGCCAGTGGATCAAGA